CCCCTGCCATTAAAATTTCAATCCTAGTTCGCGTTCTGTTATAATCTGCCACTTCCAGTTGCGATCTTGGCAATATTTTTTAGCCTGATCCCACTTAGCTTCGTTGATGCCCCATTTATACACTTCGTTTAAGTAGCGTTTATTAGGCTTTCCTTTATTTAGCGCTGGCGCATACGTCTCTTTAAATGGTTTGACTTCGATCAAGGTCTCACTCACAACACCATTTATGTCTCGCGTCTTAATCCAGAAGTCAGGAAAGTACCGGTGCATTTTCCCATCAATAGGAGAGCGATATGGAATGACAATCTCTTCACTACTCCATTGAAGAACGCCTGAATTCGTGTCAAACTTATCCATACACATTAGTTCCCACCGTGATCTGTAGATGATCTTTGTATGATCGCCTTTGTACTTGTGAGGATTTCTTGGTCTAAAAGGACCTTTGTATGCCATAATTCTAAATTTTCTTATAAATAATGTACTAGCCGCATGTGTTATAAATATATTTATACAGATTCAGGAGCGCCCAATGGCATTTAATGCAGGTAAATACATTAAAAATACCGCAAAATCATCAGTAGAGAGAATGGTAAATAACGTTGTTAGTGATATTGTATCTGGTCTTCCGGGTAGCACTACACTAATTACATCTTCTACTGCACAAACACTATTCAATATTGGTGCGTCGTTCGACAGCGTATCAGCATTTGCGTCTTCGAGAACAGATAATATCATCTCTGGAGCTGCCGATGAGTTCTTTGCGATCGCAGGTCGTACTGTTAATAGAGCAGCTGGTGTTGATCTTTCTAACCTTCGTAGTGTAAGTAGAGAATCTCTTAACGTTTATCTACAGCAAATTAATCCAACAACGAAAATTGCGTCTAAACGTGGACGTGATGAATATGAAATACTGTCGGTAATCTAATATGCCAAGAGGATTTTCTGAAGACGCATACTTACAAGGTTCACTACTCGGTGATTATTATATGACTATTCGCATAGGGCCGTATGTACGACCTGAACCGTTCCGTGAAGGTTCGTTTGTACCTAACAAAACTATACGCTTACCACTTCCACAGGAACTACGTGATGATACATCTGTAGGATATAATAACGTTGATTTAGAATCCGTCGCGGATCTCCTTAATGGTGATATTACATCAGGGGTAGGGGCAGTGGTTTTACGAAATGTCGCACAGGCCGGTACTGAGTTTGCAGGAGGTATTGCAAGTGCTATTCCTGGCGATTTAGCAACTCAAGTTGCTGACGGTGTCAGTAGTGTTTTACCACCTGATCAACTTACTACAGCGCTACAACAAGCAATGGGCGTAGCTCCTAACCCAAACCCAACCGTACAATTCACTGGACCAAATCTTCGTGAATTTGCTTGGACGTGGACGCTACTTCCTGTTAATGAGGTTGAGAGTAGAAGAATTAGCCGGCTAATTAGTACATTAAAAGCTGCGGCCCTACCGCGTAATGTATTTAACGACCAAGGTGCTATACTTTCATATCCTGATATGTGCCAGCTTAATTTTTATCCGTGGGATAGTGACAATCCTTCTGGTGATTGGGGTTGGGGGAAAAATAGTATTATTAAAATTAAAAGATGTATGATGTCAAGTGTCAATGTTCTCTACACACCTTCAAATACACCTGCATTCTTTCGTAAGACTCAAGCTCCGGTCGCTGTTCAATTAACTATTGGATTTAAGGAAATTGAATATCTGCTTTCTGAAGATTGGGGTGGTGAAGCTGGAGGATATGATACAGCCGCAGACTTCTTTAGAGCAGCTCTTCAAAGTGCAGGGTTAAATACTGGCCTTGCAACGCCTCTTATAGCAGCTGCTACAGTAGCTGACGTAACTCTTAGGGGTGCTAGTAGTCTAACTACACCTGTATCTCAGGGTGACAATGAAACAGCTGCGGCTATCAACTCGGAATCGCCAAAATGAACTATTTTAATAAACTCCCTTCTATAGCTTACAATGGCTTTACCGCGAAAAACCTTATGGCGCGTGCAAAGCTTTCTGATAAGACAAAGAATAACAAACTAGCATTCTATCCGTACACTATGAGCGGTATTGATCGTGTTGATATTCTGTCTGATGATTATTACGATAGTCCGGGATACTCTTGGCTTGTATGGTTTGCGAATGATGTTGTAGACCCTTATTATGACCTAACACTAACTGACGATGACTTTAATAATCATATTGTTAGTGTTTATGGTAGCGTAACAAATGCTATTCGTAAGATTAAGTTCTTTCGTACTAATTGGTACAACAGTGAAGAGTCTATTACCCCTTCAGAGTTCGATGCACTACAAGCTTCACATAAGCGTTATTACAATCCAGTCGTGTTCTCAGACTTTACTGTTTCGTCATACAAAAGAAAGAGTGAAGATGATATTGTTAACACAAACAAGATTCAAAACATTACGCTAACAAACTCATCCGGTACATTTACAGCTGGAGAAGAGATTAGAGTTGACGCGTATAATTACGCAACAGTTACGGCGAGCAATTCTTCAGTGGTAGCTTGTCAGCACGTTATTGGAGCATTTGCTAATAATGAGACTCTTACCGGGCAAACATCTGGAGTGACTGCTGAGATAGTTGAAATCAATACAATTGTAGAAACGATTGCTTCAACGGATGCTGCGTTCTGGGCACCTGTTTCATTCTTTGAGTATGAACAAGAAAAGAACGAACAAAAGAAAGACATTCTACTAGTAACTTCTAATCTAAGAAGTCAAGCGGAGAGCGAACTTAAGAGGATAATGAGTACTAGATAATGAGTATAGTAAATGAAATACTATCAGGTGTGGAGAAATATTTAACTGGTGCTCTTAATAGTGCAATCAGCAGCAGTACGCGTGGACCTTCTACAGATATTGTTCCGGGTGATATTGAAATCTTAGGTATTACACTATTGAGTGAAGACCAACAAAGACAATATGACTTAATGGCTCAGGTAACAGGTATTGAAATATTTGAAAGTGTTCTATCTCCAGTTATATTTGCAGAATTAGTAGTTGCTGATAGTATCGGGCTTTACCAGAACTTTCCTATTATTGGTGAAGAGTATGTATCTATTACATTCAGAACACCAAATACTGAAGGCGAACCAGCTAATTATCTCTTTCGTGTTAATCAACTAAACAATAAAGTCGTTACTGAAAACAACAAAATGGTAACTTATACGCTTCAGTTAGTAAGCGCTGAAATTATGCGTAACTCTAACAAATATATTAACAACTCGTATGAAAAAAATATTAATGAAATTGTAACTGAGATTGTAACGGAAGACCTTACTACACAGAAGCCAGTTTCTATTGATAAGACATCCGGCATTGAAAAGCTAAATGTTACTAAAATGGAGCCGTTCAAAGCAATTGACTTTCTAAGACGTCGGGCGATTTCCACAGAGTATGAATCTAGCTCATTTGTATTCTATGAAAGCCGTAATGGGTTTGTATTTACGACGCTCGAAAAGCTAATGAGTGACGGTCAAAAGCAATTTGCTTCCGGTGCTTCGGATAAAGAGTTCTTCTTCGATACACTCCGTAAGGATAGTATTAAGAGTGTTAACATCCGTAATATTCTAGCCTACAATCAGTTGACTTTTAATGATACAATATCTAAAATCCAGCACGGTGGGTTAACTAATAAGGTATCTGCTTTTGATATTATCACCGGCGGGATAACAAAGACTACTTATACAAACAACATCGGCGCAGACAAGTTCAAGTTTGCTGATAATAACTCAGCGTCAATGAACACGACCGGCTTTAATCAAAAGCACGGAAAAACAACTGCATCGGATAAATTTATTGCGGTAAGATCTGATAAACCTTCTAATAACCTTCCAGAGAAACTGAGTAAGCTTCAAGCGTACGCTCAAGCAATCTCACAGAACATCGTACAGATTCATATATATGGTGACTCAGAGATTCAAGTAGGTAATATGATTAAATGTCATTTTCCAGCGGCAACTTCTTTTGATAAGGGTTCGGCCGAAGCTAGATTAGATTCAGGTAACTATCTGGTTACTAAAGTGAGACATATGATACTTGTCACTGATAGACCACAACATACAATATCTCTTGAGCTAATCAAGGGCGGATTAACGGAAACTTAATTATGAAATCCTTTAACCTACATATATATGAAGCTGTTAGATATGGTGAGAACCGGTGTACTGCACATTACAAGTTACAAGCTGCTAAATTAGGACCCGGTCATAACGTTTCTACAGGCGCGGGTGTTTATCAATATCTACGTCGTCATGGTATGAAAATGAAAGGTGATGGTTTGGAGCACGATGGTAAATATGTGAAGAAATTCGTAGCTAAGCATCCGAGTGGTGTTCATTATATTGCTACACGTGGCCATGCGATGGCAGTAGTTAACGGTAAACTTCACGAACGCGGTGCTGATGGTCGTAAAATATTCAATTATATTGGGAAGTGACTAAATGACAACAAGTAATATGGGCGAAGAAGGCTTTCGCTGGTTCCTCGGTATTGTAGAAGATATTAAAGATCCTCTAATGCTGGGGCGTGTCAAAGTTCGCGTGCTTGATGAATACGATGAAGGTATTGCATCTGAAGATATTGAGTGGGCTCATATGCTTATGCCCAATACAAGTGAGAGTTCAAGAGGTATTGGCGATACCCCTGGGCTTGCGGTTGGATCTAACATTGTTGGGTTCTTTTTAGACTCGCAAGAGAAGCAGATTATGATGGTGCTGGGGTCCTTCCCAACGATACCTGAGATGGATGACGAAA